GGTTATTGGTCCAGGCGGTGGTGAAGGTGCCGTCCCACACGCCGGTATAGACGCGGGTGATGTGGTTGTAATTGCTGGGGATGCGCACCAGCAGGCCCTTGAGCTCATACCCACGGGTCGGGATGGCGTTGAAGCGCTGCGCATCGACGGACAGTGCCACCAGAGCCGAATTGGGATACCGCAGCTTGGCATCGACGATTTCGGTGTAGCTATCCCAGTAGGTGGTGTTTTGCAGCGTGCTGCTGGTGGAGTCAGCCGTCAGCCGGCGCACGCGCACGTCCCAGGGGCCGGTGCCGGTGAGGTCGATGCGGTAGGCGCGCTGGTAACGGCTGGTGGTCTTGCCGCTGATGGTGTCCACCACCCTTTGCACGTAGCCGCCGCCAGCGGTCTGCACGTCGATCGCAATGGCCACCGATGTGCCACCGAGGTCGCCGTTGTCAGCGTTCTGCAGGGAGAGCGTGGGCACCGATACCGTGACACGCACGGCATTGGCGTTGGGGTTGCTGATGGAGCGCACCACGGGCACGGCGGCCTTGACGGCCACAGACACGGCGGTTTCTGCCTCCACAGATCCAAAGCCAGGAATTGCGCTTTGCGACTGGGTGCCCACTGCATAGGCCATAGTGACGCCGGAGAAGTTTGCGGAGCCGTCCGCGTTTTCGACAGGGGTGTCGTTGAGGTAGACGGACTGCATCCCGTTAACCAGGCCCGCAATCTCGCCCTCAGACACCAGGTCCAGCACCCGGGCGTACTGGATGGACCGCAGGCTGTCCGGAGACTCTACGGGCGTGCGGCCGCTGCCGGACCCATCCTTGCCGCTGCCACCACCAGAACCACGGATTTGGCGCATCAGGAGAACCCTTTCACGTCGCCCGTGGCCACTGCTATCGCATCCACCGATAGCCCGGCGGACACAACCTGCGATCCGACGATCAAGGGGCCGCCGTACAGCAGCGGCACCGGGTTGCCCTGGGCGGCGGTGTTGACGGCACCGTCAAAGGCGTATGAAGCCTGGTTGGCCGGTTTGTCTACGGTGTCCGGCGTCTTGGGCGCGAACAGCATCTGCGCGACGCCGCCGATGATCAAATACAGGCCTGCGGAGTACAGCGGCTGCGCCAATGGTCCCAGCGGGGTGAACACCGTCAGCCCAGCGATCACCATCAGCACTGCACCCAAAATTACTTGGCCACCACCGCGACCGGCGCCCGCGATCATGGGGACGATGCGGATGGTTTCGCGGTCGGATACGGGGTTTTGCACCTCGTCTTTGCCCAGCGCCTGCTTGCCGCCCACCAGCACACGGTAGGCGCCGCCGTCGACCACGGCTTTGCGGAAACCCTGCAGCGTGGCTGTGAGCGCGCGCACGGCTTCGGCCGGACTGGCGACGTCGTAGCGGTGGACACGGCCGAACTGGCGGCCCAGGAAGCCGTAAAGAAGAATGGTTTTCACAGCAGGCTCCCGTGGCGCAGCACGTGCGTGGTGACTTTTTCGTACCAGCCGCCGTACACGTCCTTGCTGGACAGGCGGCCCATTTGGTGGTGCCCGACCAGGCCGTCACCAAGATACACAGCGCCGTGGTTGGGCACCTGGGCGGCGACACGCATCAGCAGCACGTCGTGCAGGCGCGGGGCGCCCGTGACTTGTTCAAACCCGGCGGCGGCGAAGCCTTGCAGGTACAGGTTGTGTCCCTTGAGCCACCATTCATCCGGCCGCTCAAAGTCGGGCAAAACGATGTCTAGCGTCTGGCGGTAGTAGTCCCGGATGAAGCTGTAGCAGTCCAGCACGCCATGCGAGAACACGCGGCCAAACAGGGGTGCCACGTAGCCGCTGGGCGCGAACTGGTGCACGGCACCGGTGGGCCAGTTGACGATGAGCCACGGCAGGCCAGACGCCTCGCAGCCCACCAGATCGGCCTGGGATGGCAGCGGCGGGATGCCGGGATGGGAATGCACCACCAGCAGCACTTCGCCAGCGTCTTCGGCATCGGCCTGGTCTTGCGGATGCATCACAAAATGCTCGTTTCTGTCGGCCACGTTGCGCACCGGCATGTAGCACATGCGGCCTTTGCGGACCACCACTAGGCCGCAGCTCTCGCGCGGGTAGTCGCGCTCGGCGTGGGCACGGATGGCGGCGAGGATGTCGTCGGGCAGGTTCATCGGATCAACCCCACGCCCGGGAAGCCGCCAAAGGAAAGCGGCTCGGTCTGCCCGAAGCGCAATTTGCAGCTGGCCAGGCGCTTGCCGCACTGGTCCTGCGCGGGGTTGCTGGTGGCGGCGTCGTTCTTGTCTGCCACCGGGCCGCCGGTATAACCGCACTCCGCGCTGCGGTAGGCCCAGGTGCACACGTTCTGGATGCACTGACGGCGCGGCAGCTTGACGCCCTGCACGTCAAAGGCGGCGGCCAGCTCGAACTCGATGAAAATTCCGTTCTCGGACGCCTTGCGGTCCACAAACCAGATTTCGTCCGGGAAGCCCACCAACGGATCCGCCTGCGGGTTCACCCCACCGGAGAAATTGACCGCATCCAGGTACTTGACGAAGGTGCGGCGGCGCGTGAGCTTGGCGCCGGCCAGATCGTTCAACTCCCGCGCCAGTGCGCCGACCAGGCCGTCGACGTTGGCCAGCTTGATCGTGGGGCGCGGCATGGTGCCCTTGCCGGTACGCATGAAGCCAGTGGCCTCCACGGGGTAGCGGGTGTAGGTGTTGCCTTGCCAGACCACGTCGTTACCCAACGCATTGACGCCGTTGTGCCAGCGAAGGACGTCACCACCCAAGGGCGTGGCGTCGAGCTCGAACAGGTCTACGATGGCGCCGGGCGCCAGCTTTTGGACGTCGGACTCAATCACCGAACACCTCTTCGAATGTGCAATTGATCTCTTGCAGCACCATCGCGGGTACGGTTTCAGTCCACTTCTTGCAGATGAACTTGCCGACGGATCCGGTGGGTGGCGTCCAGTTGAAGGACTCCTGACCATTGCGCGCTGAAAGGAATGCGTCGATGGCGTCGATGTCGGACGTCACCCGGCGAAATGTCAGCGTCCAGACTCTGGCGATGGGGTTGATGCCGTCGCCGGTTCTTTGTTGGTAGCCTTCACCGAACTGAGCAGTGCGCACGCGCGGCGTCTTGTCCTGAGACGCGCCCGGGGCTGGGGACCAGGTGAACGTGCTCATGATGCCAACAGCCCGCCGTTGCGCTTCTCTTGCAGGAGCACTGCCCGCACTGCATCGCCGAGCACCGCGCCGAGCTGCTGCGCCCTCTGGCCATCGCCTTCGACACTGGAACCCGTGGCATCGACATTGACCGTGATGGGCCCGGAACCTCCCAAGGATTGGCCCTTGGTGTGGTCCACCACCGATTCCTGCGGGTGCATGATGCTCAAGAACCCGCCCTTGCCATCAATCCCACCGGACCGGGAACCGCCGCCGGTATATCCGCCACCGTCAAAGCTAAACAGCTTGGCAGCCCAGTCCATGACGCCGCTGGCACTGTCGCTGGCCTTGCTGATCAGGGCGGCTTCTGCCTGCTTGATCTGGATGCGCGCGAGGTCTGCGAGGATGGACTGCGCCAAGCTGGCGAAGTCGGCTTTGCCGGTCATGGTGAAGCTCACCAGCGCGTCTTCTGCCCCCTTGAAGGCATTGGTCAGCAGGTCTTCGGTCTGCTTGGCCATGTTCGTGGCGCTGTCCAGGTAGTTCTCGACTGCACGCGTGGCGCCATTGGCCCAGTTGTTTTCGGCGTCCTTGAGCTGCTGGTAGTACTTATCCCAGCCGTCCAGAGACTTCTGGCGGTATTCGTCGATCAGGTCGAGCTGGCGCTTGTACTTGGCCTGGTTGTCCGGGCTCTGGTCCTTGTCCAGTGCTGCCTTGTTGGAGACTTCCTGACGCTGGGCGGCGTATTTGTCTTCGATCTGGTTGCGCCCGGCAGCCTGATTTCGGGAGTTGTCGCCATGCCCGAAGGCATCCAGCGTGCGCTGATACCCACGTGCCGTGGTGTCCAGATACTCCTGTGCAGCTTGGCGGGCTTCCTGATAGGCCCGGGTGGTGCTTTCCAGCGCCGCGTTTTGCTGGATCGTCAGGACCTCCACATTGGTGGCCGCGCTCTGGCGCAGTTTGGCCATCTTGGCTTCCACGTCCAGAATCTTGCGGTCGTTCTCCAGCTTGGCTTTGCCCTTGAGGTCTTCGGAGTTCAGCCGGTCCAGCTCGGCCTGCAGCGATTCCTGCTGCGCCTGGGTGTTGAGGTTCAACAATCCCAACTTGGCGGCGTAGTAC